TGTCCGGCCGCGTGGACCTCGGAGACGTAGCGGTCGCTGCGCATCCGCAGGCCCGTCGTCTCCTCGAACGGCTCATCGGTCCGCTGGCTGCCGACCGTGGTGCCGTCCGCCAGGTAGAGGCCATAAGCGGAAACGGTGGACGGCGTGCCCTTGGATGCCTGGATGCCGAAGCGAAGATGGGCGATGTTCTCGGCGATGGTCATGGCCTAGACCTCCTTGGGGGTGGGAGCCGGCTTGGGCTCGGGCTTGGCTGGTTCCAGCCCGAAGGCCACGGCGACGCGCTCCTCGGTCTCGTCTGCGATGGTCACGAGCCCGGCGTCATTCGACGTCAGGACGACCACGCCGGCGATGGCGTCGTTGTACGTGTACTGCGTGTCGGGCTCACCCTTGCGCTTCGGGAACGTGCTCATCTGGATCAGACCTCCTTGGTGTACCCGACGGCGACAAGCTCGAAACCGCGGACGTCGAAGCCGCGCGGGCTCTCCAGGTCGAACGACACGCCCCCCAGCTGCTCGTAGGTCTCGCCTCCGGGGTTGGCGACCAGGACGGCAGCGACCTCTGCCATGCGCTCGAGGACGGCCTCCGTGACGGAGCGGTCCGGGTCGCCCTCGCCGAGTCGGTCGGCCGCCCAGAGTGCGTGGACCTCGAACCTGAGCACGTCGGCGCGCCCCGACGTGTCATCGGTCGCGTAGAGCGTGCGTGCGGGCCAGAGGTAGAGCATGTCCGGGTCCACGCTCGCGGGCCGCACGCGGGAGTCGTCGCGGAGCGTCGGGTCGGGCTCGATGAGCTGCGCCAGCTCGTCGGCGATGTCAAGGATGGTGGCCATCACCCAAGCCCCGAGAGGATGAGGTCATGGGGCCCCTGCTCACGCATCATCCCGGAACCCACGTCGAGGATGGCGAACGAGCGCATCGGCGTCGACCCCAGGCGCGTCGTCAGGAACGCCCCGAACTTCTCACCCGCCTTCTGCAGCGGTCGCGGGGCGTTGGCGCGCTGGACGTGGGGACCGCGATGCGCCCAGCCGGCGTGGGGGCCGCCACCACGCTCCAGGATGCCGGCGTAGGGCTTCTTCGACGAGATGGCCCCCGTGAGCTTCGTCTCGCCGCGCTTGTTGGTGCGCGCCCGGCGGTTCGCCTTGAGTGAGTCGCGGTAGGCGCCGGTGAAGGCAGGTGCGATGGTCATGGCGTACCGCAGGGTGTCGTCCAGGGCACCCTGGAACGACTCGGTGGCGTGCTGCACCAGCGGCGTGGGGTCGGTCTGGACGATCACGTCGGCGACCCGGGGAAGCCGCTGGACATGCGCAGCGAGCGGATGGTGCCGCTCTTCGCGCTGCCAGCCGTGGCGAAGGACGAAAGGAAGTGGAGGGCCCGCGGCGACATGACGTGCATGCCGTCCCCGGACACCGTGCCCGACGTGTCCGGCTCGGACGAGGACGAGAGGTCCCGGGCATGGCGGGCCGAGGCGCGGTCGATGACGGCCGCGTTGGCGAGGATGTAGGCGGCCTGGTGGTAGGTGGCCTGGAGGATGGCCGGCGGGATGTAGGCAACGCCTGAGCTCGTCTGGTCGATGGAGCGTGGGAACACACGGGCTTGCGTGCCGCTGTAACGCGGCCAGCCGGTGCGCACGAAGCCGTCGATCTCGCGCGTGGCGCGCTTCAGCGCCTTCTCGCGGTCGAAGACGGTCGTGGTGGCAGCCAGCCAGCGGTCGGCCTCGGGCCCCATGTCGGACCCCGCCAAGGCGTCCGCTGCTGCGATCGTGAGGTACGAGTCAGCAGCGGCTCCGGCGACGGTCGCGTCGAGCGTCATGTCGCGTAGAGGACCGTGATGTCGGAAGCGGCTGCGACATTGGCGCTCAGGAAGCCTGAGCAGGCCGCGCCGTAGACGTAGGTGCCCTCACCCACGCTGGCCTTCAGCACCGCGATGGTGCCAGCCGAGTCGGAGAGGGTGATGGTGCCCGCTGCCGTCGTGTTGACCACGACGGAGTGGAGGGTGCAATCGGCATCGAAGACGCCCGCGCCAGCGGCACAGCCGACGACGAGGGTGTCGTTGCCGGTGTTGATGACCCAGCCCGCGCCGGTCACGGACGTGACGGTCTGGAACCACTTGGTACTCGTGGCCACGCTATTGGCGATCGGCACGATGGACTCGGAGATGACGGCGCCGGTCCGGTCGGTGCCGACGACGTCGATGGTGCCGAGCGTGTCGGTGCCGGTGACGGCGGTATGCGTAACGGTGATGCGCCGAGTGCCTGCCGTGGGCATCGTCGTGTTGGCCAGAGCATAGGCCCCGACCTTCATGTTGGTGCTGACGACGAAGCGGTTAGCGACCGCCGGCGTCGCCGCCCCGATGTTCAGGCGGGGGAACGGCCCTACGCCGCGCTCAAGCGCGGCAGCTGCGGCGTAGGCGGCCTCGTTGGGACCGGCGTAGACAGGCATGGCCTAGACCTTGGGCAGGACGTAGGCGACGAAGGTGGCGCCGATGGTGGACACGGTCGGCGTGAACGTGACCTGCAACTTGCCGTCGGCCTGCGCGAAGCGAGCACTCTCGAATGGTCCGAAGATGCGCCGGGCACTCTGCGCCATGTTCGCCGAGATGACGTCTCCGAGCGACTTGCGGAAGGCGGGCGGGTCCTCGCCGGTCTCGATGGTCACGGTCAGGTTGTTGGCCGACGTGTTCGTGACCTCGAGGATGATGCGGTCGAACTCGCTCGTGACGGACGACTCCAACGTCACGGCGCCTGTGCCGGTGTCGAGCACCTGGGCGGTCGGGGCGACGATGGAACCGTTCGCGGTCAGGGCATTGAGGGTGATGGCCGTTGCGTTCGCCACGGTGGGCTACTCCTTTCGGATGACGGGAAGCTGGAGCGCGTCAGCGAGGCGCACCTCATCAGGGGTCTGCGGTCGGACGACACCCTCGGCGTCGGCTGTGAGGACGATGTCAGGGAAGCCTGGATGGCCGAGCACGGCATCAGGGACGGCCAAGCGAGGGACTGCCGCATGGAACGGCAGTTCCTCGACCGGCTCCGGGGTCGCTGCTGGGGCGACCCCGGATGGCTTGCTGGTCGCCACCGCTTAGGCGATGTTGACGTAGAGCGTGCTGAGAGCGGCGGGCCGGATGACCTTGGCACCGTAGAGATGCAGGCCCTTGACGGCGTCCGCGAACCGCTTCTCTGGGCGGTAGGCTTCCACGCTCTTGATCTGCTCGGCGAAGCTGATGGCCTGGCTCGTGCCGGCCATGATCCGCCAGGTCGTGGCGTCGGTGGAGACGTTGTTCGACTTGATGACGCGGAACCCGGCCGCCTCGCCGACCTGGCCGTTGGCCAGCGTCGCAGCGCCGCTGTCGGTGCCGTTGGCCACGAAACGGGCGTCCTGCAGAAGCTTGCCGTGGTACCAGGGCGGGACGATGACCCAGCGCCCAGCGGAGGGCACGTTCATCTTGTCCAACTCGATGGCGAGTTCGACGAGGTGGATGTAGGCGTTGGTGGCCGTGGCCATGTCGGTCTTGGGCGAACCGGACGACGCGACGGCGGACCCGGAACTGGCGTAGAAGCCGGCGATGAGCTGGTCCGCGGTGTCGGACAGACCGTAGGCGGCCTCGCGCATGGCGGCGTCGATGAGGTCCACGCGGATCTGCCGGCGGTCCACATCATCGACCTGGAAGTTGAAACTCTGGGACTGGTCGATGGCCAGGGTCGTCTCGGCGTCCGTCAGCGTCTCTGGAGAGCTGAGGTCCACGTTCTTGACGTAGGGCGTGATGGTGACCGCGCCGATGGCCTGGATGCGGACGGTGTCACCGACCTGGGCGATGTCGCCCTCGTAGTCGCGGTTGACGACGCCGGGCTGTCCGAAGACCTGGGACTTCTGCAGGTTGTACAGGAGGCGGGCGGACCAGACCTCCGGGATGAACGTGGAGACGGCCATAGTGGGGACCTCCAGGAGAGTGCGGTCTTGGTGGACCGATCCCGCTGTCCGCTTCCGCGAACCCTCCTGGGGCTCGAGCGGAGCGCCTAGCGGCGCCCTCCTGGGGCTGCGTTCGCGCCGGCGCCTGGCCGACGATACGCCCGGTGTGGAGTATCTGCTGGGACTGACGCTACACCCGCGCCAGCCCCAGCGTCAAGTGCTACCGGCCCGCGCTGCCGAGGGTCTGGGACACCTCGTCCCAGCGAGCATTGATCTCTTCGGGCTTCATCTTGCGGATTTCGTCCACGGTCAACGTGGCAGTGCGTCCACGGTCACCCTGGCCGGCATCGGGGGTACGGGGCATGGCCTTGAGGTAGTCACGCTCCTTGAGGATGGCCGCGAGTTGCTTGTCGATGCCGACGGGACGCCCCGCGTCATCGAACTCCAGGGTGTCCATGTCGAGGAATCGCAACCCGTCCTCGGGGTTGCGAAAGCCGAGCCGGGACGCGGCGTCGATGGCAGCAGCCCGGACCTCGGCCTGGCGAACGGCGTTCTCACGTGCCGCGAGGCTTTGCTCGAGTTCGGCGATGCGAGCGGCGGCCTTCTCTGCGTCGCTCTTGTCAGCGTCCTCGAGCTTCTTGAGCGACTCCTCGAACTGGCGAGCGTCGCGACGGTACTTGGCGGCCTGCTGTCTGGCCTCCTCGAGCTGCTTCGCGAGCGCCGTCGGGTCCGGCGTGGGCGCCTCTCCCGCGGGCGTGGCCTCCGGCTCGGTGGCGGGCTGGGGCGTGTCGTCATTCGGCAGGGGCATCGGTCATGTCTCCTTGTGGCTCAGGGGCGGGCGGCGGCGTCTGCGCCTTCCACCGCCGGATCTGCTGGGGCGTGGCACCCATCTGGCGCCACAGGTACTCCTGGGGGACGCCCATGGCCTGCGCCTTCATGAGCGCGTCCATGTGCTCGGATTCGGTGTGCAGCTCGGGGTCCGCCCACTCCGTCTCCAGGTCCATGCGGCGCGATCGGACCTGGTCGCCGCGGGCGAGGAAGGCGAGACGGATGACCGTCTCCCAGCCATTGCCGAGGGTGACCTGCTTGCGCTCGACCTTGGTGGTCAGAGGGTGGTCAGACAGCCGCACGGACTCACCGGATGGCGGCACCGACGTGGGCGGCGGGACCAGCAGGCGGTGCGGCGTGAAGCTGATGGTGGCGATGTCGGAGCGGTGTGTCTCGAGGACGCGGATGAAGGGGACCAGGTCGGACACATCGAACGAGCCGAACCTGGCGTCCGGGCTCTCTGTCGTGACGGCGGTGTCAGGACCAGACGACGAGGCGGCTGGTGGCGAGGCGATGGCGTTGCCGTCGGCATCGACCTCGGTGCCCTCTTCACCCATGTCGACACCCGTGGCCCATCGCTGGCGATAGGCGCTGTAGTGCGCTGCGGTGGACATGTCGTACAGGGTCTTGGCGTAGAGGTCGAGTTGGTCGGTGACACCCTCATGTTCAGCCCTGGCGGACGGTGCGTTCTGGAGCTCCACGACGGGGACGACGCCGAGCGGGTTGTCGCCGCCCTCGCCCTCGACGATGCGCCAGGCGGCCTTGGAGCCGAACTCGACGCGCTGCTCCGTGCGCCACCACTCGATGCGATCGGGCAGGTACAGGATGGCCGTGCGGCGCCCGTCGTCCTCCAGCCAGACCTTGAGAGCCGCGACCCGCGTGCGGGTGTCGGCGGGGTCGTGCTCGACGATGACCGCGAGCGGGTCCTCCTTCGTGATGAGCGGGATGCCCGGGGCGACGGTCCGCCACGGGCTCACGATGATGGGGCAGATGCCCGTTGAGAGGGCCTCCAGATGGGCCTCCGAAGAGCGCGCCTCGAGCTGGTTCTGCAACCAGATGTCCCATGCCATCTCAGACCCGGCATCGTCGTCCCAGAAGGTCAGCCCGATGACCCGCAGACGCTGCTCCGGGGCCTCTACGACCGGCTTGGCCAGGTTGGCCTTGAGGTTGCGGAACGCCTCGCCGAACGTGTCACGGTGAGCACGCGAGGCGAACTGCCACGTCTCGTTCTCTCCGCGGTAGTAGGCGCGCATCTTCGACAAGTACACGTTCCGCGTGTTCATCTTCGTGAGCAGGCGATCGAGCCACCATTCTGAGGCGCCCACAGGGGAGTCCGAAAGCGGCTGGCCGGAGACAGCCAGTTCGCGCGACTCCTTCGGCTGGCCGGTGGCGAAGAACGTCGTGACGAGAGGGTTCACCGGAGGCCCGTAACCTTTCGTGATGGGGGTGATGGCGCGGTCATGGCACGACTCACGGCGTGCATGGATGCGAGAGCGGCCTCGATACGGGCGCCGCCGGCCTGCGGCATGTCGCCGGACTGCGTCGGCTTGACCACGACGGCCAGGACGTGCTCGGCCAGGGCCGGGTCGCCGTCATGGGAGAACTTTCCCTCGCGCACCAGGCCGCGCATCTGCGCCGCGGCAGGCGCCAGGCGGGCGCCGCTGTCGGGCACCTCGAGCATGACGACACCCTGCGACTCCAGCAGCTGCCGGGAACGCTGGAAGAACGCGCCGTTATAGCTGAACTCCGGGCCGGGACGCGGCCTCCGGTGCGGCTTGCCGCCCGGTGAGAAGACGACTTCCGCCACGACGCGGGCCGGAAAACGCCGTGTGAGGTCCAGCACATGCGCCTCGACGTCGCCCAGGTCGACCACGTCATCGGGCGACTCGAACGTGGTGCAGCGCAGGACCACGCGCTCTCCCTGCTTCTGCGCGATGGCCACGGCCGCCGAGCCGTGGTCACGGCCGACGCGGATGGAGGCGTAGGCGGGCTCGGCCGGCCGAAGCTGCGCATCATCCACGCAGGCGTCCCACTCGTCGGGGTCCATCCAGGTGTCGCCGCTGGTCTCATGGATGGGGACGTTGAAGAAGAAGCGCAGCGAGTCGCGCCACGGCTGGGCGGGGTCGGCGATGTCCGCCATCAGGCGGTCCGGCTCGACCCACCAGGCATCGCCATAGACCTCCTCCAACGCTGCCCGCAGGCGCTCAGGAGGCCAGTCCTGCTGTGGCGTCTCCGATGGACGACGCGCCAGGTGAAGCACGTCGGGAGCCGGATCGGCGAACAGCTCGGAGACAGAGCCCTGGCCGATGACCGGAGCGTTGCCCGTGAACAGGCCCCAGCCGTTCATCTTGGCCGTGTTGCGCAGGATCGTGCGGGCCAGGCGGACACCGCCATTCGACTCCGTCCACAGCTGGGGCTCGTCCAGGACCGCGAACGTGAGCGGCTGCCCCTCGCGTGACCCGGCGCTGGCGGTGACGCGCTCGAAGAAGGCCATCGGCATGTCGCGCCGGTACAGGCGGGTGCGTCCCACGTCGATGCGAAGCTCGTCGGCGACCTTCCCGCCGTTCGACGCCAGCAATCCGTAGACCGCGTTGCTCGTGTTGGCCGTCTGGTCCTCGGAGACGGCCGCGACCTGGACCCACGGCGCCGGGCGGCCGCCGGTGCCCCATGGCCTGCCCCGTGGTTCGCCATCGGCGCCCCAGCCATCGAAGCAGACCGGGCCAGCGAACTCGGCGAGCGCCACGAATGCAGCCAGCGGGGACTTCCCGTAGCCCTTGGCGTCCTCCACGTGGACCCTGCGATAGCATCGGCGGCCGTGCTCGTCCAGCCGGTAGAAGCGCAGGACCCGCTGCCGCTGGTCATCGGTGAGACGCAGCGGCTCGGCGTCGTTCCGCGGGTTGCGGAAGATGGACTCGCCCCAGTCGATGATGTCTGCGCCGAGCGACGGGACATGCCCGGGCTCCTTGGGGCGCCACGACGTGGGGGAGCGACGCGGAGGCGCCACGGCGACAGTCACGTACCGGCCTCCACGAGTCGCAGGGGCTCACGCCGCTCATCGGGCAGCACCGAGTCGACCACCAGACCGTCTGGACGTGTCCAGCGGCGATCCTGCTGCCCCTTCGGCGTCACGCCCATCGTGTCCATCCACAGTCGAAGCTCGCTGGCTCGTTGCATCTCGCCGCGCTCGACCTCGTCGTAGAGACGAACCAACTGGCGCAGGGCCGGGAGGTCGTCAGGCGTCCAGTGAGCGGCGAACCACGAGTGCATCCAGGTGTCCCAGGCCGTTCGTGACGCAGCCAACAGGCCGTCGGGAGGAGCGGGGAATGGCTCGTGCTGCCAGCCGACGCCAGGTGCGGGCTTCCACTCGCCCCTGATGGGCACGTCGGCCTTGTTGCGACGGGTGGTCTTGGGGGCGGGTCCGCGGCCGGCCATGTCAGGAACCCCAGTCTCCGACAGGGGACGACGTGCCACGCTGCGGGGTCAACAG